AATGAAACCAACCCACTTATCGGTATTGGTTTCTTTAACACCCAAACGAATCTGACGACCGACTGGTGAAATGTTGATGTGAGAAGAAGTAATGTTCAACAGAGTTTCCCACTCAGATTGTGGCATACCCATGACCTCAAAGTTCATATCTTTGGGGTGCATAGTGAAGTCCGAGAACAAATCTTCTTCAGGTGCAAACAAAGGATTAGAAGGCATCTCCGCAAGGGATGCCAACTTTTGGTCCTTCATATATTCATCAATACGATGGAAGTTACCAAAGTAATCTTCAAACACCTTTGCACATTTTAGTGCATCATCAAACTTTAAATCCATCAAAATTCTTCTTTACGGGTTTTTCTCTATCACCAAATGTATTCAGTGGTTTATCATTATGTCCAGCATCGGCCAATCCATCTTGTGCTGATTGTTCAATGTCAAATAAACGCATCTTCGAACGGTCAATACCTAAGGTGAATCGTTTGTAGTAGTTAGGATCATTATAACGATTCTTCAACTGCTTCACCATAATCTGACCCATTTCTTCAAGTTCTTCGGAAGAAATCAAGGCAAACATCAAGTCAGCGGTTGCTGGCAAACCAAAAGATTCACTTGTGTCTTCGAGACCGGGGTCGGAGCTAGTAAACCCGCTTCTTGTAGTCTGTGTAGCAGAGATGATTGGGACTCCGAACTCAACGGCAAGACCTCGCAATTCTTCTGCAATTGCTTTGACATAGGTATAACTATTAACATTGTTTCCGGCTTTGAGGCGGGAACTGCAACAAATGTTAAGATAATCGATGCAAATAAGGTCAGGCTTAAACGATTTTTTAAGTTGTAGTTCATTGAGTAAAGACCTAAAATGTGTTGCGGATGCTGATGCAGTTGGATATTCTTTGATAATCAATTTACCGACAGTCTTTTCACGCAGGCGTGCAACTCTTTTATCGAACGAATCTTTAGGCATGGACATTAAATCGTCCACAGTCACATTCAATAAGTTTGCATCTATACGCTCAGCAATTTTTTCTTCAGCCATTTCCATGGTAATATACAGTACATTCTTACCTTGGACAAGAGCACCAGCAGACACATGGCACATAAAAAGAGACTTACCAACGCCAGTTCCAGCCAAGGCGATATTAAGGGTTTTTGTAGGAAGACCGCCCTTGGTGATTTTGTTGAAGAATTCGAGGTCGAATGGCAGTCGTTCTTCTTTTCTGTGGTAGAAGTCGTATCGTTCATCTGTGTTCTCCAAATAGTCGTGACCTACAGAACTATCAAAACTTACTGCTAGAGCATCCGATAATACCTTGGGAATCGCACCTTTGTCTTGTGATTTGTCCTTCCCTTCGAGTATATGAATTGCCCCCAATACAGCGTTGTAGATGGCCTTCTCTTGGCAGAACTGTTCCGTTCTATCAACAAGCCATTGAAGTTCGGATCGGTCTGATGCATTTTGCTGAATCTCTTTAAGAGTCTTTTCGCATCCTTCCACTTCAACATCTGTAAGATTTCGTTTTTCTTTGACGGCCAATGCAACCGCTTCAATCGATGGTGGTACAGAGTAATCTTGTACAAATTGGTTGATTGCATTGAACACCGTGCGGTCGGAATTCTCAGCGAAATATTCGGACCTGATGAACGGAAGCACCTTTCTGGTATATTCATCATTGTAAATCAGATTCTTTAGAATCGTCTGTTCCACTCTCATCAATCATATCCTGTTCTAAATTACCTGACATTAGTTCCACCAAAAGTGGACCAATGTAATTTTTAAATTCACTATCACTTTCCAATTTCTTGGGTTTCATAACTGGTGATTCTAACACATAATAAGCAAAAAGTAAATAGACATTACCGTGGCGTTCTTCAAACTTTACCTTACCATATTTGAAAACGGTGTCCTTGTAAGGACCCGTCAACAATTTAATGTGTACCGCAGTACCATCTTCCTTAGGATAGATGAAACAATAATCAGTACCTTCAATCAGCTCCATTTGTAGTCTCCACATCAAAGGTTTCATCCACATCACTTGCAAGGATTTCTCCATGAGCAACACGATAACGGCTCTCAACAAAGTCTTGGAATGATTTCATTTTCAAGATAGGAAGCCAGAAGGCGGAAGTGTTAGTTTCCTTTTCACGGTATTTCTTTTCTTCAACGACACCATCATCATCTACCTTTGAATACCAACCATTGCTAGGTTTGACAACATGTTTGGATTCAAGTGCAATATCCAATAGACCAGACCACTTGTTAATGCCACCATCGAACATAACATTGACAGGGATTTTAGATTTTTCTTTAACATAACGAGATTTTTCCACATTGATAATGAAATTATAACCTGCAATTTCACTACCTTCTTTTTCTTGTTGACGACCCAAGATGAAGATATTATCAGCAGAGTAATACGAACCTGTACCACCACCAACGATATCTTTAGGGAACATACCGATTTCTTTGTATGTGTGGTTAACAACAATCATCGGAACATCTTTCATGGTCAAATGTGGTGTTACCATACGGAATAAAGACTTGACTTGTTTAGCACGAGACATATCAGCCACAGACTTTTGATCCAATGCATCATCAACTTCTTTCTTGGATGCCAAGTTACCAATCGAATCAATAACGATAATCAAATGGTCACCTCGCTCCAAGTTGGTGAGTTGTGTCATCACATCAAACTTCAACTGTTCAATGTCAGTTAATGGTGTGTGCAGAACTCTATTAGTATCAATACCGAAAGAATCAAAATAGGACTGAGGAGTACCAAACTCAGAATCATAAAACAAAAGAGCAGCGTCATCGTATTTGTCCAAGTATGATTTGGCCATCAACAAAGAAAATGCTGTCTTAAAGTGTTTGGATGGACCTGCCCACATTGTAAGACCTGGTGTAAGGCCACCATCTAGTTTACCTGACAATGCAATGTTGATTGCTGGTACTGCGGTTGGAATCATATCCTTCTGTGTGAAGAACTTTGATTTGGATAGAATAGCAGATTCTTTGATTGAACTATTCTTCTTAATTTTATCTAAAATACTCATTTTTTATCCTTTTCACGAAATGAATAACTATCACCATAGTCATACTTAGTTGCAATTGGTGGAATGGTTGTTCCCATTTCATCAATCACTATTAAATTGTCATGTGGTACCTCCACAGTATTGTTGGCTTTATTCTGATCGAAAAAGTCTTGCATTGCTGCAACCAATTCCTCTTTCTTACCCTCAGGCCATGGTTCTTTAAAATCATCAGGATTACCTGCATAGATTTCCGGTTTCTCGGTTGGGGGTGCAGGCATTGGTTTCAGATTCTCAAAATGTTTGAATGGTTGATCCAAGTATGATGGCCGAACATTGTGATTTTCATCATGCATTTCTTGAATTGCCTTAATCATCATTGCATCAAGTTTACTACGGTCGATATATTGTTCCGCTTGTTGTTCTGATGTAACTGCTTCGGGTAGAACACTTGCAACTTCTTCTGCGGTAAAACCAGTAGGTTCAGGTTCAGTAACCAATTCAGTAGGTTGTTTCTTCATAAAGTCGTCCCAAACTTTGGAACGCTTTACTTCTGTGGTCTTATGTTTGTTTGCAAGTGAAATGTTACCTGCAATTAACAACAGAATTGCCAATGGATCAAACACAATAATGATTAGACCAATTACAAGCCGAACCGATTTCTCGACAGCTCCCACTCCAGCTTCCTCACCATACGCCAAGGCAGCAACATATTTAATGGGTCCCAAATCCGCCTCTGCTTTTTTAAACTCCACAGATAAAGGCGCAAGATCCTCTTGGTAGCTGGCAATGTTCTTTTGCGACAATTCAATTTGCGATACCAATCTGCCACGGTCTTTTTGTTGAGTGCGGCGTAACGCTTGCGCTTGGATAAGACCTTTTTCATCTGTTGTGCGGCCAACCGTTTGTTCAACAATCTCGTCAAGCTGTTTAAGTTCCTTGCGTGACTCACCTATAGTCTCCTTTTCAATACGAATCTTTTCTGTCAATAGTGCCACTTTGGACTCTAATGGTGCAGTATCACTTGAATGTTCCAAGTGTGCCTTTGACAAGTAACCAAAGATACCCATGGAAGTAATCAACATCAAAATGGTTACTGCCAAGGACAAATAACTCTTTAATGCCCAACCAGCACGATGCCAATTGCGATACAACCATGATACTGTAACCAGTTTAGATGCCTCAAGTACGCCACCCATCAAAACCACTGGCCAGAAAGAACCAGGAAAGATGGAGGCTAGGCCAACGACAGAATAGTAACCTGCCACAGCACTTAGTGCAATGGCAGTTAAGAATGTTAGGAAAATCATCCGAAAAAGTCCTCTAGTGAATTAGTCTTCTCAGCTTTCCAACCCATACAATCTAAAATAACCTTAATCGGGTCAAGAAATGCTTTATCGAATTGTAAATCATAATTGATATACTTGTCAAGCCCAAATTCAGGTGGAATCCGAGACGGATATGAAATCACATCTTCTTTGAAGTGGTTTGGTAGTTTCAGATAGGTAAACTTGAGTTTTTCACCATCTTGAATCTTTTGGTATTTCTTTTCCAAACCCATCTGTTTCAAATTGTGGTTGTATACGATAGCACCACGGACATGAATAGGTGTGCCTTTCTTATACAAGGTAACAGAATCAGAATAGGTATTTAAACCATTCAAACCACGGGGGAATGAGATTTCTTCAGGAGGCAAAGACTTGAATTCTTCACGAAAGTTTTTGATAAACGATTGAATATCATTCTCTGTACCGGTCATCATCAAAGCCACAGCATCCCACATTCTTTCACGGATGGCAGATGGAGTAGAAGACTTAATCATTTCCAAACCCATGACTTTAATCTTAGGTTTGGCATACTGAACACCTTCGTTGTTATACACATTCAGAATGTAACGCTTCTTGGCAGTCCATACACCTTTGTCGGACAAACCTTCACGCTTCATTTGCATCTTCTGTGCATAAGCATGTACATAATCAGCCAACTCTTTGTATGACTTATCAATGTATGGTTGTAACTTTTCTTCACAGATTTTATCCATGAACTTGATGGTTTCTTCTGTGGATTTACCAGCCAAGAACTTATCAGTCAATTCACCCATACGGAGATAAATCGAATCGGTATCCGATGCGATAACATAATCAACACCCTCGGTTGCGAGGATCTTGTTCATGTAGGCATTTATTTTTGCTTCAATCCAACGAATTGAAAGCTGGCCTGCCGTAGTAACTCCAAGTGCCATGCGTAGGTCAAAGAACCTAAAATACTGACTTCCCAAAGCGCCGTAGATTATTGTATCTGGCGATTCGTTTTTCAATTTCGTAGATTTTTGATTTGTCTTTTTCATTTTCTTTCTCCTGTTGGGCAGCCAACATCATGTTTTTAAACTTCTTACGGTCAACATACATTTCTTCACACATGGCAGGTAAGAAACCTTGTTTGTCTGTACGGAAGAATTGACCATTCGGTGTAATTGTGTAACCATTCATTTCTGATAGGTTAACCGACTTAAGCAACATTTTATCAACGCTTACACCCTGTGACATGATATCACGCATTTCTTGTGTGTAGTTTTCAGGTTCAATCAGAGTTTCTGGTGAAATGTTGTATTGCATCATCAAGTGAGGATACAATGAGTTCAAGTCAAATGAGGCCACAAACTTATGGGCACCAACTTGTGGCACTTTAACATATGCACCTTCGAACATACCATCTTTGTCTTGCACATCACGAGGTGGAACAATGATATCTTTTCCCAACAGATAGGAATAAGTCATCGAATCCCACATACGGGTTTGTGCAAAGATATCTTCGTAGTTACACTTGGTATCATACGCAAGGGTCAAACCAAGTTCCAACAACTTCAACTTTTCGTCAATTCGTTCAACAAGCACAACATCTCGGATGTTATACTCAATAAACTTTTGATGGTTCAATCGGTACAAAGCATGTAGGTTATCATATTCATCATACGACAACTTGCGTTCACCAATTTCCACATTGGCGATGTTATCCAAACGATATGATTCTTGTGACTTACCACCTGGCGCATACCATTTGTATAGTTCAATATAATCAAGTTGTTCGATACCCAAGAAACCATATGCAATCATCTGTCGACCATTTACAATGGCTTTGCGTTCTGTAATAGACTTCCATGGAGACAACATCTTGGCCTTATCTTCACCAAGAATCTTACGAAAACGGTTAACGAGATATGGAATATCAAAGAACTTGGTGTTCCAACCAGTCACAACATCTGGTGGATTATCTGACCACCACTTGATGAAGTTGTTGCATAATGTCCATTCGTCTTTACATTTCACATAAGTGATATCGATGCCTGGGTTTTCTTTGTCGAGCGAGTTGTCATAATCACCACAACCCCAAACAATCATAGAACCACCAAGGAGTTTTACACCGATGGCAGTGATGGGTTCGTTGGCCAGATATGGATCAGGGAAACCATTTTCTGAACCAACTTCAATATCGATATTGGCAATACGAATCTTATCCAAATCCCAGTCAACCATGTTTGGATGTTGGTCTGCGATAAAGGCATATTCGTAACGAGTGTTACCATAGATTTTTGGTGCACCTGGAATGCCATCAAACTTCTTATAGAAATCTCTGGCTTCACGCATGTTATCAAACTTCTTGCGTTCCAGTGGCAATCCATCCAAAGAGCGATATTGTGTTTGTTTCTTGGTTGGTAGGTATAATGATGGTTCGTATTCAACTCTTTGTTTGACACGCTTACCATCCATCACGCCACGGTAGAGAATGTAACTACCGTAAGTCTGAACATTTGTGTAGAAATCCATTATTATCCTGTGATAATTTGTTGTGTTGTTGATTTACCAGACAGTAAACCTTGGTATTCTGTAACCAAATCTGGATATGGTACGAATTGATATACGATGTGGAGTGGTTCAATCATCATGTCGGTGAAATTTTCTGCTGCCATTGAGGGAAATGGTACAAATGCCATTGAGGGTTCACCACCCTGGATTTTAGAAGGCATCATTCGGAGTTGTACTGGGTTGGAGATTTTCAATCGTCCATCAACTGCCTCACAGGCACCAAAGATTTCTTCACCTGTAACTAGCTTTACGCCTAGAACTTTCATAATTTGATCCTTATCAAAATTTCATAAATAGTAGAGTATTATATATGATTTTGTCTGAACCAGCAAGTGGTTCGTGCGTTGTTTACCAGTCTGACAACATCATTTCCCCTGAAACCATGGATCCAATCACATTATTTGCCTTAGCGAACGGTGCCGTAAAGCTCGTCAAAGAGGGTTGCAAATTATATAAAGACATTAAAGGTGCGGCCGGAGAGGTCAAAGGCGTACTGAAGGACTTGGACGAACAGTTCAAGAAGCTACATCCGCCTGATAAACCTGCAACAGCCGAACAAAAAGCACAATTCGTTCAAGAAAAGAATAGAATTGTCGAGCTTAATAAGAAGGCAAATGAAGGCGGTGAACTTGGTGTTTATCAAGAAATTGGTGAAAAACTGGGTGAATACTATGATAACTTTTACAAATGTTTGGCTATCATGGAAGAGGAAGAGCGCCGTGCTGAAACTGAAGTTTATAGTGGTGAAAGTAGTTTAGGTAAAAGAGCGTTACAACGAGTTTTGATGCGTAAGCAATTAGAACAAATGTCAGTAGATTTGCGTGAACTGATGGTATATCAATCTCCACCTG